GGCGTTGGTACTGTTGCTGGTGCTCTAGCGATATCCGGCCCTGCTGGTACAACTGCTGGTGACGTAGTGTATTGGGTTGCCGGTAAGTCGAGCTTTGGCGGACTTTAACAGTCTTTGAAATATACGTGATATGGGAGGGGGAAAATCTTCCCCTCCTTTTTGAGTTGTCTCCAAACTGTCGACAACTTGTCGACGCTTCAATTAGTCGCCCACCGGTGCGACAATTAACAAAGGAATACTATGGCATTAGCCGAAGTTAAAAAAGAAATAAAGAGTAATCTCCCAGTAAAAGGGAAAGACCTGAAATATCAAAGAGATAGAGATAGAGAAATGGTACGCGGTATATTCAGATTTTATGAAGTACCAGGAGGGAATTTGTCATTCTCTTTCCGTAAATACCGTGAAGATGAAATAGAAACATTCTCATTGAATGATGGTGAAATATATACTATTCCTAGAGGAGTGGCTCATCATTTATCAAACAACTGTTGGTATCCGGAATCGGCATATAAGATGGATGAACATGGCAAGCAAGTGGCGATGATATCCAAGAAGAAAAGACGTTGCTCCTTTGATCCATTGGACTTTATGGATATTGATGATTTGAATGATCTGAAGCCGGCAAATATTGATACAGTAACAATACTTAAATAACATTTAGGAGATGTAAATGGATTACCAATGTTATGCATATCCCACGCCGGTATTTGGCCCAGCAATGCGGCTGATATCCTCGATTACTAATAATACTGCCGCCTCCGTTACCACAACCTTTGCTCATGGTTATGTTGATGGAACTATTATTCGTTTTGATATTCCACCGGCTTGCGGCATGCAACAAATTAATCAACTTACATCTCCTATTCTTGTCACCAGCCCAACGACATTTACCGTGGCAATAGACACTACTCAATTCGCTCCCTTTGTGGTTCCTGCGGGATTGGGGCCATTTATAGATGTGTGTCCACAATCTGTACCCATTGGAGAAGAAAATGATACCCTCAAAGCGGCAGTAGTAAATCAGCTTTGATATGTTAAGCTCAAATAAAAAATATTAAGGAGAGCTAATGCCAGGAACATATCCTACCGCCGCACCAGGAACGACACTCGAGGCGATACAAACCAAAGTAAGACGTTTAACTCGTTCACCCTCTGAAGCACAGCTAACTACCGATGATCTTAATAATTATATTAATACTTCTGTTGTTTATGATTTCCCTGAACATTTAAGAACGTTTAATTTACGTACAACGTTTACTTTCTACACCAACCCCTATCAGGATGAATATTTTACTGACAAGGCCCATTTTGGTAATGAGTTAACCAATCCAACAATCATTAACAATCCACTCTATGACTTTCAGAATAAATATTTAACCGTTCATCCACCGGCTTATATCGGGGGGTTTGAAGTATCATATATGCAAGATCGTGAACAGTTCTTTGGAGTATGGCCTAAGATTAACTCGATTCAATCAATCGGATCAGTTGGTGATGGAATTACCGCACAATTCACGGGTGTTATAAACTCACAAAATTCTCCGCTTCCAACGTTATTACAACAACGAGTTGGATTGACGCAACGACAAGTTCTGTTTGATTCTGCTGATACTAACTTGAATGGACTATCTCTTGTTGATGTTCCTGTTCTAAGTACTGCCACGGGAAACTCCACGGTAGTCGGTAACCTTTATGATCCATATTCAGCAGCATACCAAGCAGCATTACTATCGCCACCAACAATTGCATTTGTGGCACCATTTGCTCCAGGAACCGGAGTTATAAACTACGCGACGGGTGCATACACCATTAATTTCACTACTGCGCCCGGAGCGAACTTGCCCATTAACTCACAAACGGTTCCACAAGCATTGGCTCGCCCCGTATCGATACTTTATTATGCAAATCGATTCGTATTACGAAATATTCCCGATCAACCTTACAGAGTCAATTTTGAGGTATATCAGAATCCAGTTCGATTATTACAAACAACTTCTATGCCTGCATTGAACGAATGGTGGCAGTTTATAGCTCTACTTTCGGCGAAAAAAATATTTGAAGATCGTATGGATATGGATTCAGTGCAACTGATTATGCCCGAATTCAGAAATCAAATGAATTTATGCAATAGACGAACCCTGATTCAATATACTAATGACCGAGTTGCAACGATCTACACCGATCAAGTAAGTTCTAACGGTAGCAATGGTTGGAATGGCTGGGGCAATAACTTTTAAGGAGATACAATGGCTTTTCTACCAAACATTCCGCAGAGTACCGACCAACTATCAGTATCTCAAGGGAATATACTCAATAACTTTGTAATCCTTGGCGCTATAGCGGGGAATGCAAATGCTTCAAGCGCATCAATAAATATGGGAGTTGGGGCTGGCTTACCTTCGGGATTCAATTGGATTTATCTGCAACCCCAAGGGGCAACTCCACCAGCTGGTGCTGCATTCACTGCGGGTAATGTGGGACTATATTCGGCCAATAATGCCGCAACAACATTCAATGAACTTTATATAAATAAGACAACAAGCCTTGGAGTAGTTCAAATACCAATGACTGCTGATATACTTGGTGGGACTAATGCAGCTAATGGATGGACATATTTGCCTTCAGGATTAAAGATGGCTTGGGGCCGAGCAACATTGGTTGCTCCTGGGGTATTTACGGTTGTTTATGGAACTGAATTAACAAACTTCCCTGGATTCAGTACTCAAACCAGCGCACCTCAACTGACTCGCATTAGTGCCGGCGCTACTATAACAACAACTCCATTCTTGCAATCATTTACGAATTTACAGTTTGTGGCAAGATCGAGTGCGGCAATTGGTGGAACAGCGGATTTTACATGGTCAGTAATTGGACTATAAGGATATACAATGCCCTTTGATAGATTTCTTATTTCTCCCATAAACACCGGTCTACAGACGGACACCAAGCCATGGCAAGTTTTGGATGACGCGTTCACCTACCTACAGAATGCATATGTATTTCGTGGCCGTGTGAGAAAGAGATTTGGATCTCTCTTGATGGGTACGACTCCATTACAATCTCAATTGCGTATTAGTTTAGGCGCCAATACGAATGCCGCTATTGCTTTGCCTGCCAATACTGCCGCGCATACGCCACAGCTTGCCTTGGGGCAATTATTCTCCTTGGGTGCCGATACATTTGAAGTATTTCAATTAGGGGCTGGTGTTTCCACATTATCCACCAACGTTGGAGTAACAGCGGTGATTGATAGCGTAGCAACTCCCAATACTATTACGTTTACTGGTGGCGCATTAGTGACAGTATTTTGGTATCCATCTTTGCCTGTAATGGGAATAACTCAGTATGAATCAGGTGCAGTCAATAATCATCCCACCTATGCTTTCGATACGGAGTTTGCTTATACATTCACCGGATCTCCTGGAGCATGGACAAGATCAGGAACGGCCGTTTGGAAAGGAAGTAATCTTAATTATTTCTGGACATCAAATTGGCAAGGTATTCCTGGTACTGTAGTGATGTTTGTTACTAACTTCAATGCTACCGTTCCAGCACCTGGTGCTACAGATGATCCTATTTGGTATTTTGATGGAACAACGTGGACTGCTGCTTCCGGGGCTAATGCATTTTATTTCCTTCCTGCCGGAGGTGCAATTCATACGGGTGCTTTTGTTTCAACAGCTCGTATTATAGTTCCTTTCAGAAATAGATTAGTTTTGCTTAATACCGTTGAAAATGATGGTGCTGGAGTTACGAGTGCTCATGTGCAACGCGCTCGATATAGTTTTAACGGTTCACCATTTGCTCGTAATGCTTGGTATGAACCAAATCAGTTTGATAGTTCTGGAGGCGTAATTAATCAAAATAATATCGCAGCCGGTAGTTCATTCGTTGATGCTTCAACGGAAGAGCAAATTATATCTGCTGAGTTTATAAAAGATCGGCTCATAGTTTACTTTGAACGTTCCACATGGGAATTGGCTTATACGGGTTATGAGATAGAGCCTTTTGTATGGAATAAATTAAATACAGAACTTGGTAGTCAGTCAACATTCTCAACCATCCCATTCGACAAAGAAGTATTGACTATTGGAAATACAGGAGTTCATGGTTGTAATGGATCAAACGTGGTTCGTATTGATGATAAAATACCTGACGAGATATTCGAATTTGAATCTAAAGCTAATGGTAATTTGCGTACGGTAGGTATTCGAGATTATTACGGTGAACTTGCTATATGGACGTTTGTTTCAGATTTAGAAGAACCCACACAAACATTCCCTAACCAATTATTGATATACAACTATAAGAATGAATCATGGGCATTATTTGATGATTGTTTTACTTTTTGGGGATATTTTGAACAGCAATCGGATACTACCTGGGCATCAACAGTTCCGCAGACATGGGAGCAAGCTAATTATACTTGGAACTTTGGCGTAATTCAGTCTAATCAAAGGCAAATTATTGGCGGAAACCAACAGGGATATGTATTAAGACTCTCTAATGATTCATCGCGTAATGCAGCGGGAATGAATATTACTAATATGTCCTTTGCGGTCACGGGAATAGTTACTCTTAAAATATACAATCATAATCTCAGTGCAACACCGTCCGAGTTTCCCGCAGATCAAGACTTTATTTACTTCGAGAATATTGTAGCCGATGCAACAACAATGGCATTCATGAATAACACAATATTCCCTGTATTTTCAGTGGTGGATGCAAATACCATTACGGTTAATACTTTTGGTGGATTAACGGCAGGTACATATCTTGGGGGTGGAACGGTGGCTCGCGTGTCCAATATTCAAATAACCACTAAGCAATTCAATCCATATGTGGATCAAGATCGCAATGTATATATTCAGCGCGTAGATTTTGGTGTTGGATCAACAACTTTTGGTCAAATAACCGTAGACTATTTTCCCTCATCATCAAATGTATCGATGATTGCAGATGGTGTTCAAAGTGGTGCTATTATGGGTAATTCTGTTTTAGAAACTACACCTTATGCAACGGTACCCCTTGAAGCATATCAGACACTACTTTGGCATCCTTTGTATTTTCAGTGCCAAGGTCAATTTGTTCAATTCTCTATATATCTGAATCCTAATCAGATGGTGAATCCATCAATTGCGTTCTCTGATTTCGAACTTCAAGGAATGGTTCTTTATACGCAACCTACAAACGCGAGGCTTTCATAATGCCCAGAACAAGTGGTGCTTTTGTACCGACTAATTTTATATGGGATGTTCAGCAATTACAGCAAGTTGATGTGCAGAGTCCCGAGTTTAAGGAACTTTTAGTTCGCTTGTATCAAAATATAAGTTTGATAGCAACGGTATTAAACTTAAAAGATACCGGTCAATATCAAGTGCTTGAGATTCTTAATGGACAACAATTCTTTTCCAACCCAAACAATAACTCATCCACTGCAGCATCACCGGCATTGCGCCAGGTTTATCGTAAAGTTATTAATTATACTACGGCATTACCCAACACAGGAACTGCCACCATACCCCATAATATTGTATGTACGGCAGCAACTACCTTCACCCGCATCTATGCAACTGCTTCGGACACTACTGGATTGAATTATATTCCCATTCCTTATGCTTCACCAACACTGGCAAATAATATTGAGTTGCGTGTTGATGGAACAAATGTTTATATAATTACGGGATCGAATAGAAGTAATTTTAATATCACGTATATCGTGCTTGAATATTTGCAAAATTAAGGAGATAAAATGCCATCAGTACAACAGTTATCCAACCCTCAATCTGGAATGCAGAATCTAGCTAATATGGCACCAATGCAACAGCAAATGTATCCGCAAATGCAACAACAGATGCAAGCTCAATACCCATCACGATATGATAATTCTGAAAAGAAATACAGTAGAGGCAAAAGAATTGGGCGCGGAATAAAGCATTTTTTTGCGGGTCGTAGTGAAAAATTTGAACAACAACCCACGGTTACTCCAGAAGTGATGCAAGTATTGCAACAGATACTTCAAGGCGGCATGCAAAATTTACAGAATCCTTATGAGGGATTTGAACCGATTGCTCAACAAGCTCGTGAACAATTTGCTACCAATACTGCTCCTGGAATTGCTGAGCGATTCACCGCGCTGGGTGGAGAAGGAACAAGAAGGTCACCAAATTCTCAAGGAGCTATCTACGCGGCAGGGGCAGGATTAGACAGACAACTTGCTGCTTTAAGATCTCAATATGGATTCCAGAATAGAGGACAAGCCCTAGAACAACTTCAGTTAGGTATGCATCCACAATTTGAAACTATTCATAGACCAGCTCAAAATGGTCTTTTCCAGGATTCTTACCAACTTGCTATGAAAGGCGTAGGAGCTGCCGCAAAAGCATATGGTGCAGGATATGGCGGTTCATTTTTTGGTGGTTGATAGATAAAAAAATTAAAAAGTTAGGAGCAATATTATGCCAATACAATCAATTCCAAGATCGGGCGGAGCCGCAGGATTAGGATCCTTAATAGGTGGCGGAATAGGCGATGTGATATCTGAAGGATTACAAGGTCTTGCTCATGCTAAAATGCAAGATATCCAGCGTAAAAGGGATGCTGATGAAATAATGGGTGCATTCCCAGAATTGCCCCATGAAGCAGTTAATTTCCTCGCTTCCCAACCAGCTAAAGAGCGCATGGAGTTCTTGCAGCAATATTCATCTGGGTTGCAAAATCTGCAACAGAATCAACAACAAGAACAAATGGGCCAACAGCAAGGTTTGCAGGCGCTTCAACAACAGCAGCAAGAGATGCAGCAAAGACCACAGATTCCTTATGCTCCTGGATTCCAAGGACAAAGACAACCTGAATATGGCGGCAGGGAACAACAACAGATTCGCGAAAAAGTACAGCAAGCACAACAACAACTTACACAATCTAAGCCGCAACAAAAACCATCCTTTGCACAATCGTTAGCTAAAGGCAGTCAAGAGGGCGCGGGAGGGACTAAAGGTTTAACAGCCAGTCAAAACCTGAAACTTGAACAAGATACGCAAAAAAAAGTAGAAGCAAAAAAACATGTTCAAAAAGCTTATGATAGAACACAAGAAATATTAGATTCGGGATATACAGGATATAGCCTTACGGGGTTGACTCCTGAAGGTAGAAAACTAAGAAACGAATTGGATACTTTAAGTGAAGTATATATATCAAATTTGATACCTTTATTAAATCCTAAAGGCACGATGTCTAAAGAACGATTTAATTATATAAAGAACTTAGCTCCTAATTCTTGGGATACCGATGCTGCTATTAAAGGAAAGATGTCTGCATTAAAAGAAATATTTGATTTAAAGGGATCATCTCCTGAAAGATCATCTAAGGGCACCATTGAAATGAGAGATGCTTCAGGAGCAATTTATGATATTCCCGAAGATCAGGTAGAAAAAGCTAAAAAGGCGGGTCTGCGATGAACAATGAATTCGCTCAATTCTTAAGAAATCCTAGTCCTAAAAAAGATGTACCATCTAATGATTTTGAACAATTTAAAAGACAAGACAATGCTCCAGGAACCCTTCGAAGAATAGCTGAAAATACTGCTAATGCTATAGGTACAGCTATTCCTCAATTTGCTCAATCAATTGGTAGAGATTTAGCAGACTTAGCTCCTTCGCGTCGAGGAGGCATGCCAGAAATAACCAAAGAACTCTATGAAGGCCCAACCGTTTCTGAAGAAATAAGGTCAGCTCGTGAAAAGTCGCAAGGATTTCCAAAGGGATCACTTGAACCTCAAGGGTCTGTAGAAAAAGGAATAGAGAAGTTTACAAGATTCGTAGGTGAGTCACCTGCATTTGGTGGAATAAGTGGCGCTCGAGAAGCTTTATCTCTTGCTGGGTTAGCAGCAGGATCGCAATTAGGTGAAGATCAAAAACTAGGGCCCGTAGGTCAATTTATGACGGGAGCTGTTGGAGCACTTCTTCCGGGAGGCATAGAAAACCTGGCCAAGGGAGCAGCTCGGACAGTAACATCACCAAAGCAAGTATTGGCAAAGGGAGTGGCCAAGCTAGTCAAGCCATCCAATGTTGAAGTAAAAAAACAACTTATACAGGATGCTCGACAAGCGGGAGTTCAATTAGATTTAGGAAGTATAACTGATCATGGCGCAGTCAAATTTATACAAAATCAAATAGCACAATCACCCTTGGTTGGTGATGCCCTTGAAACATTTAAAAAAGATATATCACAGCAAGTAATTAATGAATATAAATCGATAGCCGATACTATTGGTGAGGCTACTTTACAAAATAATTTTCAAGCCGGAGAATCGGTACAAAATGCCATAAAGGCAAATCAGCAATCAAGTTTAGATAGCGCTAGAAAATTATATGAAGTAGCAAGAAATACCGGAAAAGATGTTCTTGTTAACACGCATGAAATTAAAGGCGTTGTAGAAAAAATTAAAAATTCATTAACTCCAGGATCTATTAAATCACCTGAGCAATCAAAAGTAATTGATGTTCTTAAAAAATTAAATGATCCTCTTGAACGAGATGGATTATGGAAAGGCGTATCATCTGTCGAATCTCTGATCAATAATAAAATTGCTTTGAATGATATCATCGACTACGAAATTCAAGGCGGATCAAAGCAATTATTAAAAAAAGTAGTGAAAACGATTGATGATACTTTAACTAAATACGGAGCTACAAATCCACAATTTGGCAACGCTTGGAAATCTGCTAATAAAGAGTTTGCTCAACATGCAAAAACATTTAGAAATACGAATATATCTAATGTATTGAAGACACAAGACCCAGCCAGCATATTTAATAAAATGAACACTACGGCTGGTATTAGAGACGTAAAAAAAGCCTTATCTCATTCTTCTGAAGGCAAATCACTATTTAATGATTTATCGAGATATAAGATAGATGACATGGTGGGAAAGGCATTAGAAAAAAATATAAAGGATCAGATACAATTTGGCAGAATTGGGAATGTATTGAAACAACCCAAAACACAAGAAATCCTTAAAGAATTGATACCTAAATCAGAATTCGATAGGCTCAAAAATTTGACTTCTTTGACAGGTAATATTGCAGAATCTGCCTCCAAATTTCTCAACACTAGTCAATCGGGAACTACTATAATTAATATGGCTGCAGTATCGAAAATTCTCTCTGATTTTGGTCAGGCTCTTTATGGAAATTTTCTTCCAGCCATGAACAGCTTAGGAGGCTTGGCTGGCGTTAAAGGAGTAGCAAACTTAATTACTGACCCCGAATTTTTAAAAGCCGTGGAAGATGCGATATTAGTTTCTAATTCGTCTAACGTGAGGTTGATGGAACAAGCAGGTAAAAATCTGCTTGAAGCAGCTCAAGTTGGCATAAGAGGAATTCCAGAGATAATGGATAATCAATCATCGTAATGTCGATTGTAAACTTTTTCTGATTGTGATTCTTCAGCAGCATGACTGAACACCCAAACAATCCACATTATTAAAATAAATTGAGTCATCTATTTATCCTTAACAACTGTTTGTACTGGCACTTGAACAATTTCCGCAGCAGCTGCTGCGCGATTCTATAATTCTGCAACCATCAGTGACAGAATTCTTATTGTATTAAAATTTCGTAATCATTTCGTAATCATTTCGTAATCCTTATAGATTGTGAACGGAAAACTTAGTTTTATTCTGATACTTTCCCATAAATTCCAATTTTATTTCCTGATATGGTAATTTAATTGAAATAGCTTCAAAATTTTCTTTTATAAACTGTTCGAGTTTTTCTTTAAGATGTTTTAATTCACTTCCCAGGTCTATTGATATGATTAATTTTATAGCTACTGCGTTCATTACTCGATTAATATTTATGTTCACTGAAACTTCGGTTGCATGACTAAAAATTTCAACAAGATTAGTATTATATTTTTGATCTACCTCATGCATAAATGTCAAAAAAAGAATCCAGTTGTCTCTTAATTCTTCAGCGGCTTTTCCCATAAAATATTCATGATTTTTAGGGCCAAAATACTTTTTATTTTTTAGAGGTATATCCATATCTAATTCATCTTCAGCCATGTTTTGTTCTAAACTATTCATCGTAATGATGCTTCATTTGTTTGTACCGGCTTAGCAACAATCTTCTTACCTTGGTCTTTTTTGATCAATCTGATGGCATTGCTGATGCTTGCTACAAACACAGTCCCACTCCAAACGATAAATGGAACTGTTGGTTTAACGGCAAACGATTGAGCTGAGAGTAATGTGAGTAATAATAATTTTTTCATTTTATTCCTTTGAGAATCCTAGGTTTACATCTTTCAAAATCTTATCCGATATCGCCTCCATCACCCAATCCCTAATAGTAACATTTTTATCAATTGCAATTTTTTTAATATGTCTATGCGTAACATCATCTATGTCTACTGAGAGTCTAGTTCTCTTTGTTTCATTCATATTTTTCCCTTTATTGTATGTTACTTATAGTTTGACACAAGGGCACATCCGTGTCAAGCAATTATTTAAATATCTTGCTTCCAGGGTAAATATATGGTTCTTTAGGGTAAAATAACCTCAATTACCCCTTTTAGGAGAGAAAATGGCAAATCAATATATCAATAAGGTAGCTTATGGATTATCAGAACCGCTACCAAATATGGCTCCGCGCCCAATACAGGCTAAAAGAGCACCTACAACTAACGATACGGGATACCTTCCTGGTACTTTATGGGTAAACTTAAGCACGAGCCTTGTGTATGTTTTGGCTTTAGTTGCAAGCGGTTCGGCAACCTGGCAATTAATAGAGTCTTCAGGTGGAGCTGGCGTTTTCTCTAGTCTTGTAGTTACGCCAGGCCCTATCACCTTTACTGGGGTATTGACTCAAACGGGAACCGCTAATATTAATACTTCAGGAGCTGCCGTAACATCCATTAATACAGGTGGTACAGGAGCCTTGAATCTTGGTAATGCTACCGGAAATACTGCTGTTACTGGTTCTTTAACTGCTTCCACCGGATTGGTGGCAACTACGGGTGGTATAAATGCTACTGGTATAAGTAACATAAATACCGCAGGAACTGCCGCTACTTCAATAGGTAATACTACGGGTAAATTAACCTTTGTTGGTGCTAATAATACCCTGACCGGTAATATGACTGCTTCTTCATATCTTGCAGCTTCTACATTCTATGCTACGGGAGATGCTGGTGGCGCCGCATTAACTACTGGTATATCCAACGTATTTGTTCCCGTTGCAGGTGGAACCGGCGTATTTTCAATCACTTCAACTTCGGGTGCAGGAGCTGGTACTAATGCAGGATTCTTGAAATTTTACGTTGGGGCAACTGCTGTGTTCATTCCATACTATACTGCTACAACATAAGATATTATTCCAATTCAACTACCAGGCAAAAATGTGATATCCTCTTGCCTGGTAGTTTTTTAACAATATCATTCAAGGATTGGGCTATGAACCAAAATCTATTAAGCATATTTTCAGTAGTCGTTAATGAAAAGACCTTCCAGTTTATCCCTGCTAACTCAAACTTTGATGAAGTTATGCTTGCTCTTGAGCAATTAAAAGCCGATTTTGTGACATTAAAAGAAGAACGTGAGAAAGCAGAAGCCGAGGCCAAAGCTTCAGAGGACGCTGTTTCCGTTGAGCCAGAAGTGGTCGAAGCGGAAGTTGTAAACGCATAATTCAAAAAAGGAGTAGTAGTATGGCAAAAAATAGTATTCATGCAATACCACTTGAGACATTTCTCTCAAGTGCTTTATTGACAGCTTTTCAACCAATAAATCCCCTGGGATTGGATCAAGCGTGTTTTCTCATACGAATCGTCAATCTTGGAACAACCCCTATCATCATCAGCTTTGATGGGGCAAATGATAATGAGCAATTAAAGACCCTTGATACTCTCGAATTATATGGCGGCGAAGGTTCAAGTAGTCCACAAGGAAATTGTGCGTTATGGGCTAAGGGACAAATAATCTATGCCCGAGGAACCGCGGGAACCGGGAATATCACTCTTTCGGGATACTATACCCCTGTTAACTCTTAAGGAGTTCATTATGTCAGCACAAAATTTAGCCGTACGCTTATATCCAGAAGTTCTCAGAACGTTGGCCTTTGGGTCAATTTCGGGCACATATGCAGGCGTTGGGTCTGCTTTCTTATATCCTGTTCGTATCTTTTATGTAGTCAATGCTACTGATGTATTACTTACATTCAGTCTTGATGGAGTTAATGACCATTTTGTTGTGGCTGCAAATGGGTTCTTGCTTCTTGATGTTACCAGCAATATGACATTAACGGGCGGAGCTTTGGCTATTGCTCAAGGCCAACGACTATACGTTAAAGGATCTCCTACATTGGGTAGCGTTTATCTTACCACATTTTATGGTGCGGGGGTGATCTAATGTCTCAAGCCGGATCAAATGTAAATACTGGATCGGGAAGCGGTCTTATTCGCTTCCTCCAAGGTGACAATGGAGGCCCTGTAGGCCCCAATGCCGCTCAGACTATATTCGTTGTTGGTGGTAACAATATCACCGTATCAGGAAACCCATTCACATTCACCGAAACTATAGCCGTTACGGGCAATACTAATCACTCTGTATTGCTTGGTAATGCAACGGGTTCTATTAACTCTCTGGTGAATGGAACGACGGGACAAATTCTTACGGCAGTTACAGGTTTAGATCCTGTATGGGCTGCTCCTGCTGCCAGCGTAACTTCAATTACAGGCAATAGTGGCCCTGCTCAAACGGGAGCCATCAATCTTATTACTGCCAATGCAACTCCAACCTTTGTGGGAGCTGCGGGCACAATCACATTAGATTTCAATAAATCAAACTTAATCCTGGGCAATAATGGCTCTGGAATAACTATTGGTGCTGCAAATGACGGATTTGGCTCAGGCGTACTTCAGAGCATCACCTCTGGTTCCAGCAACAGTGCGTTCGGTAATGCAAGCCTTCAGAATGTGATTGGGGGTTCGCAGAACAGTGCCTTTGGTGCCAGTGCGGGAACTGCATTAAATACTGGTGGCAACAACACATTAATCGGATTCCAATCGGGATTATTACTCCAATCTGGCAACAGCAACGTGTCCCTTGGATACCAATCGGGTAGCGCATGGGGTTCGGCAGTATCAAATAACATCGCTTTAGGTTCTATTGGTGCTGTGGCAGATTCTGCTCGTATTCGCATTGGAACTAATGGTGTTCATACAACTGCATTCTTTGCGGGCATTGATGGGGTAAACGTTGGATCGGTTGCTAAAGTATTAACCATGGCTTCAGATCAACTGGGAACCGCAACGATAACCGCAGGAGCGGGTATTACCGTTACACCAGCAGCTAACCTGATAACGATTGCTGCGACTGGTATGGGATCATTTACATGGTCAGTAATTACTGCTAATCAAACGGCTGCCGTAAACAATGGATACTTCTGCAACAAGGCAGGAACTCTGGCATTGCTATTGCCGGCAATATCGGCAGTAGGTGATACCATAGAAGTATCGAATATAAATGCAGCTACTGGTATTCAGTTTACTCAAGCGGCGGGCCAACAAATATTCATAGCTAACACCAGCACCACATTGGGCGCTACTGGCACCTTGACCTCTTCGCTCGTTGGAGATGCATTAACTTTGGTATGTTCTGCCGCAAATACAACGTGGCGTGTTATTTCAATGGTCGGTAGCTGGACACCAGCTTAAAGGAGAGAATATGGCAGGGACTACAAACTGTTGGTCAAATCAAATTACGGCATCATATAATCAGATAATACTTAATTCCGGGTCTAATGGAGTCGCTATTGGCACGGATAATGCTACTGGAGCAATAACCATAGGTACTGGAACAAGCGGAAGAACAATAAACATTGGGCTTTCAGCTGCGAATAATCTTCTCTTTCTGGGAACTTCAAATGGTTCTGCTGCGACAAATATTCAGGCGGGATCAGGAAATCTTATATTGAACTCTACTGGCGGAACGGCCACTCTCGATGCAACATCGGGCGTATCCATAAACTCAACCGCCGGAACACTCAATCTTGGCGATGGCGCCAATAGTTTTGCGGTCAATATAGGAACGGCGGGAACAAGAACAGTCACTATTGGTAGTACGACATTAACCTCTACAACTACCATCGCTAGTGGAACCGGGGGCGCTAACTTTGGTACATCAGCCAACGCTCATGCTACAACTGTTGGCACAACAACTGCAAGCGCAACATTAGTTCTTAATGCCCCAATTGGTGGCATGACGATTGGTGGATTTGTTGAAGGCGCATTGATTACAAGTTCTACAGGAGTAGTGTCTAGGATTACTGGTACAGCGGGATTCGTACTCACTGCAAATGCTGCTGGTACTGCTCCCAGTTTTCAAGCAGCTTCAACTGGTAGCGCATTTACAATTATAGCTTCCCAAACATTTACTTCCTCAGGAACTTATACCCCTACAGCAAATATGAAATATTGTATTGTTGAAGTTGTTGGTGGTGGCGGTGGTGGTGCAAGTTCAACTGCAAATTCAGCTGTTCAAGTATCTGCGGGAGGTGGCGGAGGATCTGGTGGATACGCTAGAAAAGTAGCATCCGCTGCCACAATCGGTGCCTCTCAAACCGTAACCATAGGAGCAGCAGGCGCTGCTGGTACAGCAGGCGGTGCCGGGGGAACGGGAGGAACTACATCATTAGGAGCGATACTATCGGCGACTGGTGGTGTAGGAGGAAATTCTTCGGGTTCAGGAGCGCAAGTAATAACGGCCGGCGGTGGTGGCGGTGTTGGATCTTCTGGAGATTTAAACGTCACAGGCATGAAAGGTTTTGGCGGATGGGGATTCTTTGTTACACCTATAGGAATTGTTATAGGTGGTGCTGGTGGCAGTTCTCATTATGGTTCTGGTGGAATAGAAAATACTTCCTATCAAGGACAATCTGTTGCTGGTAGTGCTGCTTCTTTATATGGTAGCGGAGGAGCAGGAGGTGCGGGTGGTAATAGTGGCGCTGCCCAAGGTGGAGGTGCCGGAACTGCGGGAATCGTTATCGTTACCGAATATATTTAAGGAGTAATAATGTCATTCAATATTAATCAACGACTGAACGGCTTAGAGCCTCTATCCTATATAGGAGCTAATGCGGTTCAGCCGCCGGATTTTGTCACTAAACCGAGACCACCTACGGCTAATGATTCTAAAAATATGTATCTAGGAAATCTCTGGCTTGATACAACCGGATATCCCAATGTATTGCCTACAGCATCTAATATATGGATGCTTGTTGCTTTAGTAGGTGGCCAAGCAACTTGGGTGGATTTTGGTAGCGGTACTGTTTTATCAGTATCTGGTGGTAATAATATCACCATAACTGGAACAGCTGCTAATCCAATTGTTAACGTATCGGGAACCACCAATCACTCAGTTCTTTTGGGCAACGCTACTGGTTCTATTAATTCACTTGCTAATGGAACAACAGGACAAGTACTTACTGCTCAAACGGGTGCTGATCCTATATGGGCTTCAGCTTCTGTAGGAACAGTAACAACTCTAACGGGTAATAGTGGAGGAGCGGTCAGTCCAACTGCGGGAAATATTAATGTGGTGGGAACTGGGGTAATTACTATTGTAGGTAACCCTGGGACAAGTACTTTGACTGTAACTCCATCTGGAGCAATTGCAAGTTCATTCCCTACCGATTCAGGAACTGCTACACCAAATGTAGGAGTTCTTAGAATATGGGCCAATAATGCGGCACTCAATGCGGGTTCATCGGTTTTCTTTTCGGGATCAACTAATGATGTTCTTTTGAATGTCACTGATGCTAATAGTAGTGTAATTATTGGATCAGGTTCCGGTAATCTTACCATGAATGCATCAGCTGGAACTTCAGTAGGATTAGGGCCAAATGTTCTTTCGAGTTTAACTACGGGCGGAGCACATACGGCGGTTGGGTGGGGAGCATTACGAAATAATACTACCGGAACTACCAATTGTGCTTTTGGAAACTTAAGTTTGGATAACTGCACGACTGGTAGCGTAAATTCAGCCGGTGGCTTTCAAAGTCTTCGCAATTTAACTACCGGTTCCCATAATACGGGTTGGGGAGAAAATGTCCTTTTTAGTATATTAACTGGCTCTTATAATTGTGCTGTTGGAGGAAATGGGACAGGCACTTCATATACCGGGGCAGAATCATCTAACATTTTAATAATGAATTCTGGAGTTGCTGCAGAATCTAATATTATGCGCATTGGAACTAGTGGTTCGGGTAATGGACAAGTTAATAAATCATTTATAGCGGGTATTCGTGGTATAACTACCGATGCAGCAGACGCTATAGCGGTATTAATTTCTTCAACGGGACAACTCGGAACCGTTTCATCATCAGCTCGCTTTAAGGAAAACATCGATGATATTGGCTCAGAGAGCAACGTATTGCTTAAGATGCGTCCCGTAGTATTCAATTACAAGAAACATGCGCCTGAACATAAGAATTACGGTCTTATAGCTGAAGAAGTAGCAGTACTTGCACCGCGATTGGTGGTATATGATAAAGATGGTATACCTGAAACGGTACGCTACGATCAATTGACCCCATTATTACTCAATGAATTTCAGAAGCATTGCAAGCTTATTGGTGAGTTACAAGCAATCAATACTGACTTATTGAATCGCATTCGTCTTTTGGAAGAATCCAATTTGAGATGCCATTAGAAAAAAAAATCCCACCGTGTGTTCTTTTAAGCAGTGCACGGTGGGACAATCATACCCTCTGAAGGAATATATTTTTATGCAAAAACACCCCAGTTAAACAGCCAAGTAAAATACGTTCCGAGCCCAAACCAAATCACTATAAAGAGAATCAAATCTACTTTACTTTTCAATGGATTGAGATGTTCAGTACTTCCTTGATAGAAATAACACACATGCAGAATAGCCATCAAGGCAAATCCCGCGAGTTGATTTAAGAATGCTTGTATGAGTGCGTTCATAATTTACTCCACTACTAATGAGCAGGAAGAGGACATGTATCGCCAAATGATTTTACTACATTAGCAATACTTTTTAGATTCTCAAACATTTCTCCTGTAGGAGCATTTCCTGATTTATCACATTTTTTAACAATAGCAATGATAGCCATGCCAGGAGCCATTACTAAGGCCCAAGCTATCCACCCCGCAATCGGGCCACCACCTTTAAGGTTGGCAACTGACTTGATGGTATATTCGCCCGTGTTGGCTTGATTGAGTTCAAATGATCCACCTTTGAGGAGATACATATTACGTTGCTTAAATGTCAAATTTCGCAGCATAGTGTCCATACAATCTGGCTGAACAATATGTATCTGGTTTCCTTTAGCGACTCCAAATCCAGAAGGAGTGTTCACCACCTTCACTTTACCCAGAGACTCGGGTGCCCTCAATGAACCCAACATAGATACTGAAACAAACAACAACAATAATAATTTACGCATGATTTACCTTTCAGGGAAATGCGTGGTTTTAAGAATGCTTACCCAAATAACATTACCGACAAAACCGACAATGTCAACATCAAATATAGACAATTACGACAAATAAGATAGAGTATGCACGAAACAAAACATTTAAGGAGAGCTATGGTACGCAATTTGCAGCAATTAAAAGATGAGAAAGATATATTACGATCAGAGCTGATAGTTAAATATAAAGATTCTGAATATTCAATGCTCATGCTGGCAAAGAATATTGGCATACCCTATACCAGCTTTAGAGCATTCATGATGGGTGGCAATATTGGATATAAGAATATATTTAAGATTAAAGAGTGGCTATCCAATCCCTGATATCTAATGATGGTTTATCTGCCATAACCGATTTTTCATAAAGATAACCCAACCTCACCCACTTAGGATTCTCTTGATCTTCACTTGTCTGAATCCATATCTCCATGCCACTCTCAAGATCAGCATGCCACTCAGTTAAATATGGTTCAATATTAAGTGAGCATGGCGCTGTCATCATCTTTTTTATCATTACTATCCTTATTAATATCTTTACCGTCTTGGTCAACGAGTTTCACTTGCTCATATTTTAAATATATCCCATATTGATTGAATATTTCATTGAGCAGTTTGAGGTATCTTTTACTAAAATCTCTATCGTGAGTTATCATTACCAGTCCTTCTGAGGCTTATCACGCAACATCATCTTCTGCTCGCGTATCCTACGAATCTCTTGATGATATTTTGCTTTTGGTAAATCAGCAAGTTGTGCTAAATCCAATCCTCTCAGGAGCGCTTTAGTCATCACGGGATAATCTTCCAGCTCAGCATACAGATCTTCAAGCTGATCTTTGGTGATCTTCTCGCTCAAGATTCCTTGATCGACGGTCGCCTTGCTCTCATCTCCCGCTATTGCCTTACGCGATTGAGCATTGAATTGCACTTCAGAAGCATCCGCATCATCGTTATCTTCTTCATCGTTACACGCAACAACACCAAGCATGCATTGAGCAACTTGCCGCTTTAAGTACGCCAAACTTTCTCCATACCGTTGGTTATCGCTTTTGGCGCCTGTGTATCCCGGAATGATTAAACGATTGCGGTAGCTCAATTCTTGCCCGCTGGCATGGCCCAATATGGAATCCAAGAACGTAGTACCATCAACATCAACGGGAACTTGGATGAACGTCAACCCGTTATTGGACAATGCCACATTGGTGGAGCGTTGGATTATATCAAGATCAGCATATACTTGCTTGTTGAAAGAATTCGTTCGGTTAAATCTGACAGTCTTGTACTCCAGCTTTGCTTTGGCAAGAGCTTCATATAACAATGCCTTGCTGGTGACTTTAGTCTCCCTTAATTCTTGCCTAAACTGAAAGAATGCTTCATCAACGCGCGAATACAAATCCTTCATCAATCCATGCAATTCTGCGTATTCTATTTTGTCCATCATTAATCTCTCCTATATAGGCAACAATTTAGGCATTCTTTGCTTAAATGAGAATATTTCTTAGCCCTCCAAAAAGTTCTTGAACAACTTGGGGCGCTGCACTTAATTTCAGCCATATAATCTTGCATTTTTATATTGGGATTATTTCTACATCTTTGGCATAAGTAAGAACCTGAACCCTCAGTTTCTAAATTGCCTTCTGGATCAGTGGGAACGTTATATGATTCATTGCAATTATAACAATTGTCTATTTCTGGAAATGATTTCATATCAATCCAATCGTATTCGCATAAAATGTTTAGTATTCACTATGAGTCTCTCGTCTCCGTTATCCCAATCAAGTCACCATTAATCTTTCTTCATTGATGGATCAATCCAAGCCAAGATATCATTGAACTTCTTCCATGATATCTTATCGAGTGATCCATATTTCTTGATCAACTCATCTTCGGCGCCCGGCTTCATGTGAAGTTTAGATTCGAGCATTCTCAATTGCTTGAGTGATATACAATCTGAACCAGGAGTCGTGACGTTTTGTCCCGGGTTGATATAGCCCGCATTTGAATTGCCATCATCATCTTCACCTTCTGAAATGGTTATGCCAACTATGGCTGCATACACATATCGCTTGAGGTATGTCATCGTCTTACCAAAGCTCTGCACATCTGATGGCTTATCAAGCACCATTTTGACCCGCGAGCGAATTGAATCACCCGAGGAGTGTAACAACATAGTAACTAAATACGTGTGCTCTCCGTCCGATTCTGGGTATTGTGTGACACTTAACCCATTAGCGGTTAATGCTGGCCTTGAAGCATTGATTAAATCAGTCAATGTTGCAAAGCTTGATTTGAAGTGGGGATTATAGCCACCTTCAACTGCTGAGCTCATTTGATTCTGGGCTGCACATAATGCTTCGTTTAAGTTTGTTGTTCGTGGGAGTCTGAATGTTTCATCTTCCATGTTATTCCTTGTAAGTAGTCGGCTAAATAGCCTCCTTGTAAGTGACTAGTTTTACTTTATCGATTGTATGGCCTTGCATATCAAAGTCATGCTTCATCATGTCCAGCAATCTCTCTTGTTCCTTTATGTCTTCCGCTTTTATCTTTCGCTTCAGCTCCAATGCTACTATCAGTTCCGGTATCTCCATCCATCCTCTCTTCCAATGAATCCAATGCTTCTTTTAATGCCGGGGCAAAGAATTGAGCTGGTCTTAATCTCTTGATGATTCTACGTACCTGCTTATATTTCTGGTGCGGGTACCACATATCAATCTGACCCATCTCATCAGCAATGCCCTTGCGGAGCTCTTCACACAGCCATTTTATCGATCGGCCGGATCGTTTATCGGTCATATTGATTTCCACCATTGCCATAACAATCTTAATCCAATCATAAACACACAGAACATCATAATGCCCAACATGCCAAAGATAGCCATCAAGAATCGGGCTAAGAATGTGTTCAGTTCTTCGGGAATACCATTCATCATTTCAATGCCTCAAACTTAATAACAACTTCGGGAAATGGTGGAACAATCTGTGCTTTGTGATTACCAAGATCAATTGAGTTATTGGGAACTCTGAGCCTTCTATACTTCTTGCGGGGTGAGCGCATTTCGGGAACAGCTACAAGCGGAGGATGAGGTTTATGACAAGGTGTTTGAGCCTTAGACTTAAGCGTATACTGCTGTGCCACTAATGGTGGCTTGAGTGCTTTAAGGAGTTCTGGGGTGTATTTAAAAGATGGCTGTTTTGGTGCTGCTGCGTACATAAAAGACGGTAGCAGTAATAGTGCGAATAGTTTCATTTGTTATCCTTCATTCTGGTATTGTGTTCTATTTCTTCAAGTACACGGGTAATTTTTCCCAAGAAAAACCCTAGTAGAAATAGGGGAATTATATCGAATATAATTTCAATCCATTCATTCATTTAGAATTTCTCCGATCTTTCTTGGTGGACTTCTTCGAATTCAAACTTGCGAATGTAGGATAGATTGTATGAATTAAGAGGATCAATCAAATATAGATTGCCTGCTTTTATTGTTTCGGCCATGTGTTGCAATCTTTCTTCAAGGTGAGATGCGATTGATGTAATTTTTGGCCCCACATACTCACTATCCCCATTAGACCAGGTTATTTTTAAGCGGTATTGTTTCATCTGTTCATCTTTCGGTTGACTTAATTAAACATATATCTACAATATTAATCTACAAATACAAACAAGTCAAGAAAGAAGGATAGATAATGAATAACCGAGCTAAAACAGATGAGCAGAAAAGAGAGATAGTTGATCGGTTGTATGCTGTTTGGGTAAAGAACCCTGACTTGAGATTTGGTCAATTGATATGGAATGGGTATGGCAATATTGAAAGCAATTTGTTTTATGTTGAAGATCGTGAATTGATTTCATCTATGGAAGAACATTATAAATGAGAAAAGGATAAAGAATGAACATGGGTGATTATATGATGATAAAAGAAGCGGCAAGATTTTTAGGAGTCACTGCTAATACATTAAGGAATTGGGAAAAGGCTGGTAAATTTAAGACATACCGTCATCCCATCAATCAATATAGATTGTATAAGAAAGAGGATTTAGAGAAACTGCTTGGTCAAATTTCACTATCTTGAAAGATATAAAAGAAAAAGGTTGTCAGGAATCTGAAATAAGCGTAATATTCTTTGCGCTAAGCATGGCTATGCCAAAGCTAGTACTGTTGAAATAAAAAGACCCCGCTTAAATCACGGGGCCTAATTTTTGAAATCGTCGAGAGCTATGAAGATTTGCCGTCCGATTAGCTTTTGACTGTTTAAGTAAATGATCTTTCAATCACTTACAGTCTGAAATAATGTTTGAGAATAACAAACGCTTATTTCATGCTCTTTATGTAACGTTAATACAGAAAGGATGTATAAATAATATGGCATATCTACACTTAAGTCAAGCAAATCCCGAAATAATCGCTGATCAATATACTTATTGGGCTTCTAAAACTCCCGCTGAAAGAAAATCATTTGCTGGAATAGTTGATTACGATAATCGCTTTAAGGATATTACTCCTACGCAAACGAGTATCGGTTCTCTTGGTGGAGCCACGGTAAGCTCTGGCAAGCGATGGCTTTATGAGTGGAAGAAGCAGGGACTTATAGAATCCCAGCATCGTAAGTCACATAAAAAGAATATCTCCAAGACATGCCGGTATGCTTTGCATTCCTCTTTCAGAGATCGTAAAGTTCGCGAACAGCTCTCGACAATACCCGAATTCGCCCTCGTCTTTAAGATGACTCCCATAAAAAAGATGATAGTTCCTCCTTATGCAGGCAGAAGATATCACAACATTAAAGTATTACTATCTGTACAACAACCAGTTAAATCAGAAGCAACTAATCTTGCCAGTTTGAATTATGAGCTACATATTAAGAGCAAAGCTTTATTAGGAACTAAGCAATTAGATCAGAGTGCCGGATTCCAAGCATCACAAACTTGCCAAATAGAAAAACCACCATCATCAGCATCAAGCTTGCCCGGATATGACCCCAACATGACCAAGGAAGAGAAGATAGCCTATGTGTTGGCACGATCTGCTGAAGTTGCCTTGCAGAAAAAAGAACAACCAAAGCAACAAACAATGCCTAGTGGTTTGAGTAGCTATGAACAAGGGCAATGGTTAAAGTCACAACTGTCTACCGAACAAAAGCAAGCCCTTCAACGGCTTTCTCGGGAACGCCTCGAAAGCGGCTATATTGATGAGGTTGAACGATTTGCAGAAAAGGAACGAAGAGAGATGTATCGCAAGCAATCCTACAATTACAATTGAGAGTAGCAATGTACAACTTTTCTGAAGAAGAGCTGCTTGAATTAGCAGAATACCCCAAGCAAGCAATAGAGCATGCCAACAAACAAATGACCAGCATGCTGCATCAAGGAAAATCTATTGCTCATCCCTTTAAGTGGTTGTTGGCTGTTTGTGACCGCTGGGTTGAAGAGCAAAATAAAACTACTAAAACGGGAAAGACAAAGCTGATTCCCTCTAAGCCACGTCCTTCGACTTTCAGTGCCTATGTAGAAGGCGGAAAATGGATCCCTGGAGCCGCGGTAATAAACAACGACCGCAATTATCAAACCACCATCACTCACGTTGAGACCGATCTTGAATTTGCACTCAATTACGAGAAGGCAATTCACAAGCGTACCCTCGAGAATCCCGAGTTTGCCAAGAAATGTGCCCGATTTGATAAGAACCCTATCTGGCAAAAATTAACTCCTGAACAACAAGAATCAATCTGGCAACAAGCCCATGGCCCGGAATGCTCTTGTCGCCGCAATGAACAAGCGGGATTAATTATGCCCGATATCGCCAAGAAGCTTGCAGAGAAGATTATCCCAACCGATATGTCTGAACTGGAGCAAGAGTATTACGACCCTTCGCTCTTTCAGGAGATATTTTGAAATACATACTAAACATTCGTGAGCTTATTTTATGAAGTATATTCTCCACGGCCCACCAACACCACTTCAACGCCCCCGCTTCTGCAAAGGCCACGTATATGACCCCCAACAAGGCCAAAAATTACTGGATGGTATCCAACTCAAGAAGCAACACCATCTACAACCACCTATGGATGTGCCATTATTGGCCACCATTACATTCTTTATGCCGCTAGCTAAATACTTACGTGAGTCGGGACGCAATAACTTACGGGGCAAATACAACCCCAAACGCCCCGATCTTGATAATCTCATAAAATATATTCTTGATGCGGCCAATGGAATTTTGTACACCGACGACTCGCTTATTGTCCAAATATTTGCTAAAAAGATATGGGCAGATGAAGGAAAGACAGAGCTTGAATTGGAGAATGCCTATGGCAATGAAACATCTTTCTAAAAAGATATGGGCAGATGAAGGACGCACCGAATTAATCTTGGAGCATGTGGATGAAGCAAACCCGCCAGAATAGCACAAACCGTAAAATAAAATCTAAAGATACTGCAATTAAACACGATTGGTCAGATTATTTCTGCAATATTTCATTCAAAATGTGCCCTGCTAACGCTACAACGCTTGAGAACTTCTCATTTAGATGGGTAGAACACGTCAGATTGAATCCGGAGATTATCAGTATTTGGAAGTTTCCCGTTGAAATAGCTGGGATGTATAAAGCAACCGTCGAAGATTGGATGGCTCGTGACTCAAACGTATCAAACGCTTACAAATATGTTCGCTCTTTATGTGCTATTCGCCGAGATGAGGGCGCGGCAAATAAAGCACTCGATGGATCATGGATTGCTAAAACAATGCCCATATACTGCGATGATTATAAAGCACTTGAAGAATGGCGAGCCCATCTTTCAGAAAAGATTGCTTCTGCTGGAGGCATGAGAGTTGTCGAGATTGAGAAGTTTGCTGATTCAGACCTTGTGCCAAAGAGAGATAAGAAATGAGTTGGATATCCATACTCCATCAAAGGCCGTATGCGGGAGAATATGTTTTAGTGGCTATACGCCCAACCAAGCATGGCATACCTTGGGAACCATTTCTTGTTCAAGTTCAATCCGACGGTACCTTTAAGGATAAATGGGGATTCTGTGACACGTTTAAGATGACAGTTGATTATTGGATGCCGTTACCGGAATTGCCCCATGATACTTAATAAACTTCATTGGCTCTTGTGGATTATAGTTGTTCTAATTATTGGATTCTATTTTATGGAGAATCTCGATGGAAATGACACTCCCAAAACGTAACACCAAAAGACAATGCTATATTTGCTTTAAGAAGTTTGAACCGCCATCCCGGGTTTCACAAGTTAAATGCTGCTCGGAAGAATGTAAATTGATATACGAGATTGCCAAGAAAGAGAAGAATGAATTGGATAAGAGTGACAGATAGATGAACATAGAAACCCGCATTCGCTTAGACCTATTCCAAGCCAGAGATTATCAATTACCATTCTGCCGCGCATTTGATAATCAGGAGTTTAAGAAATATTTCATCTGCTGGCCACGCAGATCCGGCAAAGATGTATGCTCATTCAATTTGGTAGTCCGTGCAGCTCTACGCAAAGTTGGTGTCTATTACTATGTATTCCCAACGTATTCTCAAGGTAAGAAGGTAATCTACGATTCCATCACCAATGAAGGCAAGCGCTTTATGGATTATATCCCTAAGGAGCTGGTGGTTGGTACTAATTCCCAAGAACTCAAGATCAAGCTTGCCAATGAATCCATGATCCAAATAGTAGGATCGGATAATATCGACTCGTTGATGGGAACTAACCCTCAAGGGATTGTATTCTCTGAATATGCATTGCAATCGCCCCAAGCTTATGCCCTGCTTCGCCCCATCCTTGCAGCGAACAATGGCTGGTGTGTAATGGAAAGTACACCCCGCGGCAAGAACCACTTTTGGGAACTGTACAATATTGCCTCACATTCCAAGGACTGGTTTGTATCAAAGCTTACTCTTGATGATACCAATCATATTCCGCTCAATGAGATCGAGAAGGATCTTGCTGAAGGCCTAATCTCCCAAGATTTGGTATACCAAGAATATTACACCTCATTTGATATGGGCATTGAGGGTGCATATTATGCCAAGTACATGGATAAGATGCGCCTGAAGGGGCAAATTGGCCAGGTGCCGCACGAAGAAGGATTCAAGGTGCATACTGCCTGGGATATCGGAGTCCGCGATTCTACCACGATTCTGTTCTTCGAAACGGTCGGCCAAACAGTGCGCATTATAGATTGCTATGAGAATTCAAAACAGGGGCTTGAGCATTACATAAAAGTGATCAACTCAAAAGATTATATCTACGGCAAGCATATAGCTCCTCACGATATACGCGTGATGGAATTTGGCACGGGAATGACACGCGTTGAGAAAGCCAAGCAACTCGGCATCAACTTCACCATCGCACCGGATATAAGTATCTATGATGGAATAGAAGCTGTGCGATCCTGTTTAAGTAAAGTTTGGATTGATGAAGTTAAATGTGCACCATTTATCAAGGCACTTGAGAACTATCGCCAAGAATATGATATGAAAAAGAAAGTATATAAGACACAACCACTTCACGATTGGTCGTCTCATTATAGCGATACAATGCGGTATCTCGCAGTTTCTCTACCTAAAACAAGAGATGGATTATCAGCTGAAGATTTAGATAAGAGATATAGAGAAGCGATGTATGGCACAAGACACAGTGGATTCTTTAGAGAGGATATATAGATGAGCAAGCTAACACGCGATATATTTAATATTATATACGACCGAGAAGCGGAAGAGATGGACGGCATTCCATCCGAAGACCTATTGGATATTGCCCAAGAGAAGAGATTGGGCATTGACGCTAAGTTGAAGGTGCTTACTGAATTGGTTAACCGTCTTTATGAAAGTAAAAAATGAACTACGAGAAAAGTCACAATCTATTATTGCATACGATTCATTACAGCTTGAAGAAATTGAATATGTTGTATTCAATGGAAAAAACCTTCATCATGCAACAAGAGAATAAATATTTTGGACTAGTGGATAATTACCTGGATAATCCATGCGAAGAATTGCCTCGCCCTTACGAAGGATTTACTTATAGCTGGAAAGGGTTAGATGCCGATGCTCGATTGGAATGGAAGTCGGAAGTTAATAAACTTCTTGATATTTTATATCCAGTCTTATCAATAGCTCGACAAAACTTCCCTACATTCAAATACCTCTTTGATTGGATTGAACAATCTAAGCCGGATGGTGAAATGAATCTTGATATGTGTTGGTGTTTGGGTTGTAAAGGCAATCGTTTAATCCAGTTTGAGGAAAGACCATCGCTTGGGATTGCTCCTGCAATGGTGCCATTGGGTAATGGGGTCAATGTTCCTCCAACTGATTTTAAATTGGCTGAGGATCATATTAAAGAAGAGGATGATCGCGAGGAAGCTAATTTCCAGAAATATCTTCATGATGAAGTATGTTCTATGAATGGAAACCCATGTTGTAACCCGTGCAAAAAGAAAAATGATATAGAAGAGCAGGATCGACTTCAACAAGTATGGAGAGAGGATCGTGCCAAGGAAATGAATGATACCAATCTGGAAAGAAATACTGGTACAGAGCAATAAAGATCGCAGTCATACCACTAATTGTAAATTAAGCTGCGAATGTAAAGATATTGTGTTGAATTGGAAACGCCTTAACAGGATTGCAGTTGAAGAAATGCTCAGGCCAACTAATCCCCCAATACAAGATTAAAAAAACTATCATAAACTCCTCGTCATATCCCCTTGCAGATGGTATAAATAGAGTGGCAGTTGATGGCCCATTGTGGACGTATCAAAGCTGGACAGAAGTTGAACCAATTTGCTTGGATTGCAAGAGAAAGGATTGTGACAGTACAAATGAAGCAGTTTAGTGTTTTGGGATGGGTTGTAGGATTGAGTTTTTTATCACTATTTCTTTTTTTTTTAAGTGAGGGGAGTAGTATGCCGCGGGAGAAGAAGCGATTAAATTACACCGAGCTGGAAGAACATGTAACCAAATGGACACTTGACCAAATAGAAAAGTTGCGTTGTGTGGTGGACGAAATTAATGATGACAATGGCATTAAAATGGAACAGCGGGTTCTATTATTTGATGGTGTTGCACATCAATTCCAGGAATTACTTGATCTACTTAAAAAAATTAATCATGATGAGCGCCACATTACTGATTGGGTAGAGAACTTTGTAGGCCGCTTTATATTGCCCGATGATTTGGATAACTAAAATGTACTGTCTGCAGCCTCGTAATAAGGCGGCGATGATTGGGTCAGATGCTCACAGGGTCTGACCCTTTTTATTTCTGCTTGATATTGTGTACTGATATCATAGAATGATGCCAGGTGCTGCAAGATATATATCACTGATCTTACCCCTTACTTTGCAGCGCATTTTTTGATATAATAATGCTTATGAAACAGCATAAAATGTATAAATCACCAACATATTCTTCTTATCGAGCCATGTTATCTAGATGTACAAATCCCAATCGGCCAAACTATAAATACTATGGCGGCCGTGGAATCACAGTTTGTCAGAGTTGGCGCGAATCATTTGTTAATTTCTTTAATGATATGGGAATTAAACCTGATGGATATCAACTCGATCGTACCAACGTAAATGGTAATTATGAACCTGGTAATTGTGAATGGGTTACTCCAAAGCAGAATGCTAGTAATAAACGTATTCCTGCTGATCTCATCTCTGGAAATGTTTATGGGCAATGGAAAGCATTGAAGATTATTCCTCAACGAGGAATAGCTGGAGAACTTAAGTATCTCTGCGAATGCTCCTGCGGACTTAAAAGTAACGTTAAAAAGAAAGCATTACTCGATGGCACATCAACTAAATGCAAATCTTGTGCCGAGAAAATCCCTATCCAAAGAATCGAATCCATTGTAGGCAATAAATACAATCATTGGACAGTGTTATCAATAGTTGAAGAAAGAACTTCAAGAGGGAAGATTCAATTTCTTTGCAAATGTGCTTGCGGTTTTAAAGCAAAAATGATTAAGTATCAATTAGAAAATGATAGATCAAAATCATGTAGAACTTGTACAGCATTTGAAAGAGAGAAAACTCTATGTACAGAATGCTTCTGTTACAATCATCGAAACATCAATTATGATGAAAGTATCTGTGATTTAATAGGCTTCTGTAGCAAATGCGATAAGTTTGAAATAAATAATTATTTTATATGTTAGCATATTGCTATGATCTATTTATAACTTACGCTACTAAATCCTAAAAAGGAGAGAAGTGCATGATATTTCCTCAGCTTGGCCCGCAGTATTATAATGAAAAGCACCGCGGGATTTTGTCTAGAATGGAAGCATTTTATTCAGAAGCCATAACATTGAATCAATCGTTCTGGTCAGAGGCTCTGTAAAATTGGCCTCTTTAAATCCTGGGTAATTGACTTGGAAGCGCTAACGTAAAGGCGAGCGTGACAAGGGGCAAGTTTAAATACAGCCTGAGAGACTAAACCCTGGGAGCTCGAAAGAGCATGTGATAGTCCGTTCTTTATGGAGACATAGAGAGAGAGGAATAACAAGACTCTCCGCCCGAAAGGGTCAGTAAGCGAAAGCTGAAGTAACAGAAATTGGATTTAGACACAAGATTTGAGTCAGGAGATCAGACATTATGGAATGATATCTATGGCAATCTTCCCGCTAATCGTCGAACCTCATTCTGTTTTAATCGTATTAAGCGTACTAAGAACATGATCGGTGGGCATCAACGCAACAATCGTAAGTCTTTAGTATGCGAGGGCATATCTAACGCTGATGATGAGACGGCGGATCAGATGTCCAAGATACTTATGTTCCTAGAGAACACCGAAGGATTGCTCCATACGGTATCTGATTCATTTGATGGGGCGCTCGTGACTGGCATGAACTTCATGCAAGTGTATATGGACTATCGGTCTGATCCTGTTTCTGGTGATATTAAAGTTGATAACTGCTCATACAATTCATTCTTAGTCGATCCATTCTTCCGCAAGCTTGATCTATCGGATTGCAACAATATATGGAAGCGATCATTCTTGACTAAGCGTGAAGTGATATCGCTTCTGCCCGATCATGAAGAAGAAATACTCGGCCTTCAAGGCAATGAATCACAAGCAGGACGTGATTCAAAGTTCCAGTTTATGCCTGAAAATTACAATGTATCTTATACCAACTTACTCACCTATGATGAATTCTATTACAGAGATTATCGCAAGCAAAAGTTGATGGTTGATGCACAAACGGGTGAAGTGCAAGAGTGGAAAGGCCAAGATGAAGATCGCCTCAAGCTGTTCTTAAAAACCTATCCTAAAGTGACGATGATTGAATCTGATGTGCCTACAGTCAATCTTGCAATCGTGGTTCAAGGTAAAGTTATGTATGACGGCCCAAACCCTATGGGCATTGATCGTTATCCTTTTGTGCCGGTTATTTCGTATTACAATCCCCAGATGCCATATTACCCATGGCGCATACAAGGTATTGTACGGGGACTTCGTGACAGCCAATATCTCTACAACCGACGCAAAGTTATTGAGCTGGATATCCTTGAGAGCCAAATTAATTCTGGATGGAAGTACAAGGAAAATGCGCTGGTTAATCCCAAGGATGTATTTATGTCCGGACAAGGTCGCGGGCTTGCATTAAAAGATGACGCACAGATGACCGACGTGGAACAAATTATGGCCCCCGGAATACCTGCGGGCATGATTGAATTATCCAAGATGCTTGGTGAAGAAATTTCTCAAATTTCGGGCGTAAATGAAGAGCTACTCGGCAGTGCAACGGACGACAAAGCCGGCATACTATCGATGCTTCGGCAAGGTGCTGGACTTACAACATTACAAATCTTATTCGATAATCTAGACTATGCACAGAAGCAACTTGGTGATATTATCCTGGACTTGATACAAGCAAATTACACGCCGGGTAAAGTGAAGAAGATTCTTGAAGGTGAAGAACCCACTGCGCAATTTTACAATAAAGCATTCGGTAAATACCACTCAGTTGTCGTTGAAGGACTCAACACAGCAACCCAGAAGAATATGCAGTTCGCCCAACTATTACAACTACGGGAAGCTGGCATTCCTGTTCCTGATGATGTATTGCTTAATGCGTCAACGATGCAGAACAAGAAAGAACTTGTTGAAGCAATTGCACAACAACAACAACAAGCACAACAGATGCAACAACAACAAATGCAACAGCAAATGGATCTGCAACAAGCACAAGCTGAACTTGCACGAGCACGAGCAGCAGCAGACCAAGGACTTGGACTTGAAAGAATATCACGTGTTGAAGAAAACCAAGCATTGGCTGTTGAACGCCGTGCACAAGCTATCAGGGATGAAGATGCGGGACTATTGGATAAAGTACGGGCGCTTAAAGAACTTGAAGAGCTTGATATTACGCACCTTGAGAAGCTTATTACCTTATCGCAAATGCTTAAAATGCAAGATGCAACCTCAATTACCGAGAAAGAAGATAAAGCAACCAAAGGTGCAGAGAGTGCAATCGCCTCACAGGCCGCGCAACAACCTGCGCTTCAACCACAGCAAGGAGTGATGTGAATCATTTGATCGCACACATATTAATAACACTATTGATGAACAACCCCGATATGCCTCGCGATAAGATTCATACGCTGTTGATGATTACTGAACCGTTAATTCATAAGAATGAATTGACTGAAGAACAGATTGATATGTATATGGAACAACTCGATAACATAAAGGATTGCCCATGATTGCAAGTCTCATTAAAGATTCTGTTTTAGATCAGATTGGACTAGATGTTGAAGATATAGTTCATGAATTAAAGTTTGTGAATATGGGTGGCAATAAATGGCAAGCGCAACTTAATTTTGATCTTGATGAAAGCGTGATGAGTGATAATCAAAAGCTTATCGTTGCTGAACTATTGAAATATTTATAACCCTAAGCTGGCCAGAGAGCTCTGGCAGTAGATAGAGGTTTAACCTTGCGACGCGTAAGCGGATCGCAGTTTCTAGGAGATAGCCCATGGCTAAAAGACATCATTCAGGAATGGATCACCATTCAGATAAGTTCAACGATGAAAAGAAACACAATAAATCCGGCGCTAAAGCCGCAATGGGATTCAGGCACCAAGGTGCTGAAGGCTATGCGGGAATGGATAGCCGCCGCACTCAAGAGATGCAAGATGCAGGCATGATTCGCGAGAATCCATCCGCTATTGCTAACTTGCCTCAAGAAGTTATGATCAAAGCATACCCTAAGACTGGCCCATATTTACCAGAAGGTATTGATGATACCATCCGTGGTGTTGATGACCAAATGGATTATGATGATTCACAACGTAGAGCGCATTTCCTACCGAAGAAGGTTTAACCTGGAAGGAATAGCATGTCAAAAAGAGAACGGGCGGTAAAACGCACTGAAATCGAGCAAGATTACTCAGAATTCAATCGAGATCAAGATCGCTGCATTGCTTATGCCTATGAGCGCGCTCGGCAGATTGGTGGAGAGTTTGGTGGTGGATTGGATCCACGCCGACGCCAAGAAGTTGCTGATGCGGGATTAATCAAAGAAGATCATACTCAAATAGCCAACTTGCCAAGGCAAGCTCAACATCATGAGTTTCCCGCAGCAGGCTATTATATGACCCCTTATCTTGATGATTCTCGCCTAGAAGCAGCTAATCTCAATCCATTGGATTCGGCTAAGTTTGAATTCAAGAGAAGGAGATAATATGCCTTGCGCACCACGTCAAAACAAAAAAGGGAAGAAGATTGCTTATGCTATTTTGGGAGTTCCTATGAACTTACAGGCGCAGAATGCAAAGAAGAATCCCAAGATTGAACGACGACTCGAATTCGAGGAAACTTCTAGAGTTCGATAATGATAATTCGGGGTGATTCGGAGTGTCTGAGTTGCCCCGACCTTAAAGGAATATTATGGCAAAGAAACATACCAAGAAGATGCCTAAGGGCAAGAAGAAGATGAAGAAGGTTTTAAAAGAATTTTCTTCCGGAGAGTTGCATTCTGGCTCCAAGAAAGGCCCAGTTGTAAAAGATAAATCCCAAGCTTTAGCGATAGGATACTCTGAGGCAAGAAAAGCCAAGAAGAAACATAAGAAAAAGAAATAGTGTTCATTACTTTATCTTTCGGGCCGAATCATGACTTACCCACAAGTGGGTTGCTTATGGTTCGGTTTTTTCGTATCTTAATGCGGTAATTGGAATTAAAGGAGCATAATGACCAAAGAAACCCTCCAAGATTATTTAAGTCAAAGAGATAGTGAATACGAACAGATACTAAAAGAAGAAAGAGATGCAAAGGATAAGGCAAAAGATGCTGCCCTTTTGTCGGCCAAAAAAAAGAAATGCAAAAAATGTAAGAAAAAAATCATATATGCAATTGTAACTTGTAAACATTCATATGATTGGCCCAAATTGACACGAACTATGAAATATGATTTTTTAGAAGGACTTTGCGTAGACCATGCTCCTAAATTATCATCCGGAAAACCTGGATACGATAAGATAACTCTTGTTGAGGTTGATGATGTAAAAGTATCCATTGGCGCATCAGAAAATGATTATTCATTTACAGTATATTCTCAAGATCAATGCCATAATTGTGGGAAAAAGATAGTTGATATCAATGATTTTATACATCAAGAAATAAAAAATGGTGAACCTATAGAATCATTCTGTACACTACCTGCTTTACCAATAGAAGAATTATCTTATTATATGTGCAAGGAGTGGTGCGGTGACTAAAGAAACAGTCGGTAAAATAGCAACTGATCTTATTGTAAAAACACCCGATACTAAATCCCCCATCGAGCAGATGCAAGAGAATCTGACTGACTATGAAGCAAATATCTGGGAATGTGTTGAGCGCTGCAAAAAAGACTTCACCGATGACTTCTATATCGTGGTGATTACCAAGAATGAGAAGCTATTGCCCAATGTGTTTCGTAATTACTTTTATGGACGTTTAAGCTGCCCCACCCCAGACTACGATCAAACCGTATACAAATTTAAACGCAAGGATAATGCACCCGTGTTTATGTGGGTTATTCCATCCCGCGATGCATCGATCCATCTCATCAAGAATTATCTGTATGTGGCACCAGAAGAACGGGAACTGCTCAAATATGTATGCGCATTCCAGGATGGGACTTTGTTTAAATTAGCTAAAGAATTGAATGGCGAAAAACTAGAATCAGTTGAATTGGAGAATTAATGATAATTACAGATGCTTGGACAAGCAAATTTAAAGATATTGATGATATCATTTATAGACCTAAGCCGTTCCAGAAAATGGAATTGTGTGAAGGCAACGAAATCGCAATTGGTTTAAGGGCTGAAAGAAAATGGATCAATCCCAAAGAAGAAGATATGCAAAAAATATATGATGGCTTGGATAAACTTCGATCCGATTTTAAAGATAAGAATGCAACTCATTCTTTCGGTTATCAAATTTTTAAATTGTAAGGAAATTAATGGATACAGAACAGAAGATTTCTGATGATTTTCAGCATGAATATAATAAAAGAATGGGATATTCTACTTGTTATTGTTCCCCATGCGAATTGAAAAGCGGCAAAAGAGCAATTCTTGAAAGGCTTGAGAAAGAATTTTGCGATAATTGTCATGTATTCATGAGAACAAAATGTGAACATAAAAAGGAAATTAATGGCATTTGAAATGAAATATGATCGCGAGGGCAATCCACTCAAACAACCAGCGCTTGATCCCATGAATCAGCCTGAAGTTGAACAACCGGAAGTGCATGCGCAAGCAGATCAGCTAGAAGTAGTGCAAGAGCAAACGGTGCTTGAAACACTCGACGCAGAGGCACCCATTGAAAGTACCCCTGAAAAACAACCAGAACCTAAACAAGTTGTGGTGGAAAAACGACCAACAGCTCCTCAAGAGTCCTGGAAAAAGCTAAGGGATAAGGCATTAGCCGCTGAAAAAAGAGCTGCTGAACTTGAACAAGCATTGGCCCAAGCAGCGAAACAACAACCGCAACCAGCGCAAGAAGAAGAGGAAGCGGAGATATCAGTTGATGCAGATGCGCTCGTTGAAGGTAAACATTTATCGCAAGTAAACAAACATATCAAGAAGCTTGAAGCACAGCTCAATCAATATCAACAACAAACTGCCCTCAGCGCAACGGAAATGAGATTGAAGACTCAGTATCCGGACTTTGATACTATTGTGTCTCGAGATAATTTAGAGTCATTGCGACTTGCTTATCCTGAGATCGCTCAAACAATCAATTCGTCATCTGATTTATATTCTAAAGCAGTATCGGCATATACCATGATAAAGAAACTTGGCATCAATGAAGACAATGAAACATTCGACGCAGAAAAAGAAGTGATTCACAAGAATGCAAACAAGCCTAAGCCATCAGCACTCTTGAAGCCACAGCAAGGTGATAGCCCATTGACTAAGGCTAATGCATTTGCTCAAGGGCCATTAACCGATGATCTGAAGGCAGCAATGCTCAAAGAAATGAATATGTATAGGAATAGATAAGACTCTGATTACATAAGGTTCTTCCTACTCCTTATGTACGTTACTTGCCCAAGACTGAGCGTTGCTTCACCCGGTCTTGGGCTTTTTAATAATATTGTTTCTTCTATTATTTTGGTTTTCCTTGGGAGTAACCCACCGACAATTACTCTTTTCGTAATTGCCATTTAAATCTTTTCTGTCGATCTGTAATCCAGGTGGACGCATACCCATATCTTCCAAGAAATTTTCAAACTTCAGCCAGCGATCACATACAGAGATTCCCCTTCCACCATACCATCTATATGAAGGATGAGATGGCAATTTACATCTTTTTAAGATACCCCTCCAAATACAATAGGTAGAAGAAAGATGCAAATTATGAGTGGTAACTCTTTTTTTCAATTGAATAGTTCTACAATTCAGACACCATTTTGATCGACCCGATCTTAATCCATCAACTCTAACTTTTTGCTTTGTACCACAATCGCAAAGACACCAGTAGTTTTTTGTTTTGTTTCCTGATGTATGTTCAGCTTCACCTACTACAATCCATTTGCCAAATCGCAAACCGATCATAGATTTCCTTTACAATTTAATAAATTAATACTTATTATATTGGTAGCGCAATCGAAGACGTCGCTACCCTTCATCTAATCCCATCGAATGAAAAACGGAAGTCATTCACCGTAGGCGCAATGTAGTCTCGCCAACTCCAAGTATACCATAAAATATATTCTAGGAGAAATTGTCATGGCAATAACCACGACTAGTATTCTTCCGTCACCAGTTCAGCAAAGTTTCAGTTATAAACTTCTGAGCGTGCCGGTTCCGAATATGATCCATTGACTAATAGAAATTTAGTGGATTTAAAATCTCCTCTGATAATCTTGAATACCTGACCGCGTAAAGGCGAAGGCAACAAGGTGCAAGCAGGCGAAAGCCCGGCAGCATGAACGCAGTAAGCGAGGAGACGTCTGAGGACGATGCGGTACTCTGAACTTTATGGAAACATAAAGAGGCAATATGAGAATAATTGCCCGCCTGTAATAAAGGTCAAAAAGTAACAGAATGAAAATTCCAGCTATGAAGAAAAATATGCCAAGAAATGGCGGAAATACACTTCGTATGCGCAGGTATAACCCTTTAAACACCGCAATGGTTCCATTAGGAAATTCTGGTATCACGCCTCCAGCGCAAAATCTAACCGCTGTGGATATCGATGCCCAGATTTCATTTTACGGAACATACGTCCAGCTCAATGAACAGGTAACTTTACAAAATCAAGATCCTGTATTGAACGAGTGCGCGGCGCGTTTGGGAGTATCACTACGCCAAACAGAGGATCAACTCACGCGTGACATGTTAGCAGCGACAGCTGGTTTCATTAACTGCGTTGGTGGTGTGAATGGCGACAACCCAACTGAAATCACCCGTTCAGATGTTGATGCTGTTGTGCGTACATTGTTGAATAACAATGCATACACAATTATGGACAACATCGAAGGTGAAGATAAGTTTGGTACAGCGCCAGTTCGTGATGCATACTTTGCATTATGTTCAACCCAATTAACGGGTAACTTGGATGCGGTTGCTGGATTTATTCACAAGAACCAATATCCAGCTCCTATGAATGCATTGCGTTCAGAATGGGGTGCTATTGGTAACCTTAGATTCCTAGTTAGTTCTATTGGATCATTTGTAGCCAATGGCTCTGCTCTTGGCGCAAACGTTTACAATATCTTCTGCGTGGGTATGGAAGCTTATGCATGTATTGAACAAGATGGCTATAGCGCAAGCTTTATCTATCGACCACCAATATATGATGGCCCATTAGCGTTAAACGCTTCTGTAGGCTATAAATTTGCTGAAGTTCCACGAATCACTAATGACTTGTGGGTAATCAACTTACGCGCAACATTAGCTTAAAGGAGAGACTATGGACGGAACTATTCTCAGTCAAGGTAGATTTGTCGTACCTGCGACTGTTGTTAATCAATTTATTAAAATCCCTTCTAACGTAGACTTTATGTGGGTTAAAAACTACACAAATGCTGGTAAAGTTGGGGGCGCTACTGGACTTGGTTATGATTACTACTGGCAACGCGGCATGGCTGCGGGAACCGGTATGGTTCAATACTATGGTAACGGTACCGCAGTCAAAAGTGGTGATACGCTTGTTTCTGGTGGATTTACTCTGTATGATCCATCGGGTCAATCAGCTGGATCTTTACCGCTTCTTGGTAATCCTGTAGCGACTACTGCTATTTCTAATGCTACATCTCCTGTAGTGCTTACTGCTTCTACTGCTGGGCTTGTTGCTTCTACCGGTACAGTAGCTGGTACTATTGTTCGTATGAGCAATACATTAGCTCAATTGGATACTCAAGGTATTGATTTTGCGATTGGTTCTGTTGTTTCCAATACCAGCTTTACCTTAACAATAGCTGGGCTTAATGCTTTAGCTAACGTTCCTGGTGCTGTTGGTGGTGCTGGTTTCTATCGCATTGTTAATGTGGATCCATTGTTTTATCCACGTCGTCGATTCATTACCAACATTACTAAAGCAGTTAATGCCAACGTATCTACTTCTGTTCAGCACGGTATGACGCCAGGACAAGAAATTAGATTCTCTATCCCATCATTGAGTATTGCTCCTCTGGGCATGATTCAATTAGACGGTGTATTGGCTACTATCTTGACTGTTGTTGATGATTTCAACTTCACCATCAATGTAGATACTTCTGCATTCAGCACTTTTGTATGGCCTGCTGTTGCTCAACAACCGTCATCATTCCCTATTATGGTGCCTGTTGGCGAAGATACTGCTCAGTCATTGATTTCCCTTGGAATTCAAGTTCCATCTGTTGGTGGAATTCAGATCAACAATACTCAATCAGGATTACTTGCTGATGCGACCACTAATACTGGTTTCCTTGGTATGGTTCTTGGTACAGGTGGCGTTGGTACTGTTGCTGGTGCTCTAGCGATATCCGGCCCTGCTGGTACAACTGCTGGTGACGTAGTGTATTGGGTTGCCGGTAAGTCGAGCTTTGGCGGACTTTAACAGTCTTTGAAATATACGAGATATGG